AACATGTTACCGAATAGCCCCGTAAGGAAAGTAAATGAGTGTAAAGCGTGTGGTGTTGTTTCTGTTCAATTTTGGGATCCGACTTATAACAGGTCGTACTCAAAAGAAGAGTGGTCCCAAACGATTGCCGAAGGTTTACAGGCACTAAGAAAGATCTTAGCGCCCATAAGAAATGATGATCCTAAGTTTTTTTCCGATTAGCTTGTTTTGAATCCTGGACAATTTTCCAGTAATCTTCAACCAGCATTTCTAATTGTTTAGGTCTAGATAGTTTTGTTACTTTAATAATTTGATCAAGTAACTTTCTCGTTCCCTTTGTTATTTGTTGTGGCACATGTGTTTGCGATTGCATAGCCATCTTTCTAGTTGTTGTATTTAATGTCATTTTATTTCTCCTTGTCTGTTCCAATTATCTTCTCCTCTAACTGGCGTTGTATAAACGCCAGTTGGATATTTAGTTTCTTTATTAGTTTCTGCCCAACCAATTACACCTCGGTATTGATTATCTAAAACATGAAATTTTATTAAATCAAATGGTTTAGGTTTCCAGAATAAGTTAAGTATGGCTCTAATCATGCTACCTCCTGAAAAATAGAATCAGGATCACCCCACATATGATAAAAATCTACACGATTTTTTTTCATACTACCTTTGTTAAAGATATCATCAATACGTTGTAAGTATTGACCGACTGTGGAGCAGTCATACATGATGTCTCTATTCTGCGATAACTTTTTAATAAATAATTTATGATCATATCTACGATCATGAAATACTCTTATCATCGCCTGGATCAGTGCACGTCTACGAAAGTTCGCGTAAAACGGTTCGATGTCCATGATTCGTTTGGCCCATCTTTTACCTTGTTCCAACGTCTCAATCTTTAACGTTCCATCTTCAAACTTTTGTTTGAGCTTACCTCGTCCACGGTAACCTTTAGTACGACAAAGTAAAAATATTGTACTCCAATGATCAAATCCCCAACGTTCAAAGTACGTTTTGTAAACTTGATACTCAAAGAAATTATTACTTGCGTATCGGTTCATCCATTCAGTGAAACCCCAGTTTTTTCTATTACGATTAATTGATGTAACATCATTAATATCACTGCCATTAACAATGTAATAAAAAAATGGTAGTTCTAGTTCTCTACATGCTTCGAGTCTATGTTGACCATCAACAAGCGCAAAGTGTTCATTAACAATTGCAGGAACTGGCACATAGTTTTTAACCATGGCCTCTTTAAGAGACTTAACGTGTCTTGGGTTAATCTCTCTATTACCGCGGATCTTTTTGAATTTATCATATTCATAAGATTTACGGATTGTTCTACTAAAAACTTTATTCATGTTAACCTCCTGTCATTTTTTTCGAACCTCACCAACGTGCTACCAATACGCCTTATGCGTGCTCTCGCACAATCGGATCCAAATTGTTTTTCACATTGACCACTACAAAAATACATTGAACTAGCTGTAGTCCTGTATGTTTCGCCGTCCCACGTAAACCAACTGTAGCTTGATTCACCAGTGTACTTAATTTCACCAGTTTCATCTTTGTGGTCAAAGTCATAATGTTTTTTCTCTCTAAAATTGTAGGGTATTTCATTACCTTTATAGAGATCTTTAATTGTTAGTCCCGATGGTCCACGCCCATTTTTAATAAGATCGTTAGTTACGTTCCAATGGTCCGTGCTCCAACGGCTTTTAAAATTACCATTACAATTAATACACTTCTTAACGATTTTTTTACCAACGGCCATTATGCTCTCTCCTTTCTACGTTCCTTAATTGGGATTGCTAAATAATCAGATCCCTCACCTTGGAAGCAGCATTTAGATGCAAACTCTTTTCCTGGTATCCACTCCTCATAAAAACCATCGCTGGCAATATCTAGTGCACCATTAGCAAAGTTATGAATAACAATTAAAAGAGCAGTAACATATTTGTCGTAAGGTTTTCTTGCAGTCTTTGTAAATTGAAAACAATCACCTTCATTAAATGTATTGCCTGCGCTTTTCCATTTGGTTGGCTTGAGATTTTTTTCTAAAAGAAAAGTCTCATGTGCATCATCACCGATACCATTAAACAAAATGATATCTTTAGTTATTTTAAGTTTTTGATCTGAAGCCTTATGCTGATCAATGACGTCTTTCGCAGGACGCAGAATTTGATCTGCAGCCTGCCTAATGTTATGCCATTCACTGTCCGTGAATGATCTTTTTTGCGTATAGTAATGTGTGTAACCCATTATAGGTCCTCCAATAGGGCGTCTACGGTTTCTCTATCGATCTTATATCGAGGTTGTTGTTGGATGCGCCCATATCCATCAACAAAAGTCACAGGTGCTCTTTTAGTGTCTTTTACCAAAACACCATTCTCAATCCAGCTATTGGCCCAACGACCAACGGATCCTTCTAACTGTCTCCATTTACCAGTATTGATACACTCAAGAGCCTCTTTAATCTCATTCATAGTGTTGTTTCTTTTTGTTTCGTAAGGTTCTGACATTTATTTTTCCTCCTGCTTATTTAAAGTAATTGAATCAAGAATATTTTTTCCTGACTTTGTAACATGATAAGTGATGTCTACCCACTTTTGAAAAAATGTATCCTGACTAAAAGAATACACCCATCCTGCATCAGAAGGAGTGGTTGCTACACCACCACCTTCGAACAGAAACTTATATCTAGGATTGCCATTGACTGAATTATTCAATCTTTTTACATCCGTTACTTTTTGATTTTGTATTTTATATATTTTCATTTTCTTTCTCCTTTATATAAACCAGTGAATGTATGCGAACACACTTACTGGAATTCCTAGAGCAACATAGAACCAATCTTCCTTGCTCGCTAATTTTAAATCTTTAATGATCCATTTAATAACTTTCATTTCTTTCTCCTTTATTTATAAATTGCTATTGTTGCTTCGTCGTCCCATTCCAACTGTGCATATTCAATACCAGCTTTTTCAAAAGCTCTATAAAAAATTGACTCAAACTCAGTTGAGTAATGATCAGATCCGTAACGTAAAAATTGCCATGACGGTAAACCATCTAAAGAAATTTTGTAACCGTCTTCACATTTAGAAACAGAAAAATAACACTCATCAATTTTAGGAGTATCTAATTTTTCTAATGTGCAATTGTTATCATATTCTTTTTGGTCTTCTTCAGATACTTTAGTATTAGTGCCTTTGTAAACAATGTAAGTATTCCAATCTCCACACTCTTCACAATAAACATCATATTTATTATCTATTTCTTTGTCGTGAATTATAAATTCACCAACAGTTGTTTGACTGTAAACATTATTGTTTTTTACTACAGCCTCACAGTCATTACACCATTCAGTAACAACATCTTTAAGTATTTTTTCGATAGTTTTAATATTCATTTCTTTCTCCTTTATTTATATTACAATATGTAATGATTTATTACATAGTTGCAATACTTTTCTAATTTACCCCAGTTTTCTGCCGTTTTTTAGCTCTAATTTTTCTTGGATTAAATCGTATTTTATTAAATTTTGCTCCTCTTTAATTTTGTTTTTAAGTCTTTTTATTAATGCAGTAGATCGCTTGATTTGATTTACTGCTTTTTGTTTTTGTTTTTTAGAATATTTTAATTCTAAATTTAATCTTTCAAGTAAAGTAATTTTTGTACTTAGTGATTCATTATTAAAATTATATTTCATTCACTCTCTCCCTTGGAGTTAATTGTTCTTTCCAATTATCAACTTTATTTTTTTCTTTAGAAATAATATCACGAACCATTTCTAAATGTCTTTGCCAAATATCTAATAACTCATCAAGAGTAGTGTTTTTCCAAACACGTACACCAAAGAATTGAGGGTTTCTTTTTGGCTGTTCAAACTTTTTATATCCTTGCTCAACCAGATATCTTCTAAAATTATTATCTAAGTTTTTGTAAGGATACCAAGGAGAGTGCCTAAAGTCCTGCCATAGGTCTCTTTTAAGCTTATTAAGCTCATCATCCCAAATAACATACTCCTCATACGCTTTTATAAGTTTATCAAGTTTAGCTTGATCAGGCTTAGATCTAACTATTTCTACCTCTCTAACTTGCAATTGTTTGATGAAAGCAATTTTACCATCAGGAGATTTTTCCCAAGGTTGATATCTCGCACCAACACAAACACCTGCTCTATAACCTGCTTGTTCAAAGCCATGATCATAAATTACACCGTTCCAATTGCCTTCGTCCCATCTTTCAATCCAACGCTCACATGCACCGCATCTAGCACGGTTTTCATTAGCACGTTGGCGTAAAAGTTTTTCTTCTTTTATTCTAGCCTCTTCTTGAGTTCTTTTAATAACTCTAGCTGCTTTTAAAAGAATATGATGCTCATCATAAGTAGCAATGTTATGAGCAGACCAATAACTGCCTTCTGGTTTTTCAGATCCTAAAACATGTCTATTTGGTCTTTTACTAAAATTAACCTCAACAAGATTGTTATCATTGTCTCTGCCATAACCAATAAAGTTTTTGCCCTGCTGATACACGGCAAAATTGTAATTGTATTTCCACAAGTTGTGGCCCTTATAAACAAGGGCCCAAACATTTTGTTTGTCATCATCTTTTGATACTCCAGTGATATTAATGCTATCACCATCTTTATCTGCATAAATCGTACCAAACTTTGTATAAGGTATTTTAAATTCTACTTTTTCCATTTCTTTCTCCTTACTTGTTAAATATTCTATTGTATTGTTCTTTTGCAAACTTAGTAGCCTCATGCTCCCAAGGTGCATCATCATATTTTACATCTTTTAAATAAACTCCTAATTCTTTACCTTCCCATCTAACATGGGTTTGATTGTCAGTAGACCAAACTCTTAATTGTAATCTGCCAGTCACTTGTTGTGCAACATGACAAAGTTCATGAGCAAGTGTTTGTAATTGTTCAAACAAAGATAAGTTAGCCGCTAAAACTATTTTAAAATTTTTAGATGCTTTTGAACCATTCAATGGAATAGTACAAGTACCTAAAGTGCTGCCTTTTAAAACTGATCTTCTAATGTGTATTTTGATTGATAAAGTGTTTTGCAATCTTTTAGAAATACCAAGTCTTGATAAATAAATAGGAACCATTTTTTCATAAGACTCTTTAGGGCTTACACGAACCCAAGATGAATAAGATAATCTTGGTAGTGATACTGATACTTTTAATTTTTTATTCTTTCTTCTTTTCATTTCTTTCTCCTTTATTTAAATATACTATTTTATTACATTATATTACATAAGCTGCAATACTTTTCTATTTTATGGCTAATTTCTGCGGTTTTTCCAGGGTGCAGGATCCGTCATCTGAGACCATTAATATACGAATTCCTAATTCTTTTTGTTGTTTCGTCGGTGCGCGTTTAATAAAATATCCTGCATGTGTTCCTGATTTTCTTTTGCTTGTTGATTTTACATCTATCAATAATATTTCTCCTTCATTATTTAATCCTATTAAATCGCATGGTCCTAACTTAGAAATATTATCGAAGACCCAGTAACCTAACTTTGTTAAATACTGAATAGCGTACAGGTGAGATGTAAATCCCTTTTTATGTTTTTGATCCATGAGGCATTTTTTATGTATCATAGATAAATTTATTTGTATTATTTTATTTGTTTCGCGCTTCGTGGGTCGCCGTAAAGCATAATTTGGCGCGTGTTAGTGTTGATAAAACAAAATATCTCAAAACAAGTGTAACAAGTGTAAGGATGCTGATTTGATAGAGAAAACAGCCATTATTTCCTTACACTAGTAGTGTAAGGGTAGTGTAAGGACTGTAAGGTTTTTTAAAAAAAATGGCAGTTTTAAATGATTTTAGTATAACGCGAGTAGAAATTTATTAATTAATTTGTTATAAAATGTGTGTGAAATTATGCTTTATAGAGGTTAAAAAATGAAAATTGATGGTCGAAAAGCACGTAAATTGACTCCAAAACAACTAAGATTTGTCCATGAATTTTGTTATCATACATTAACTGGACAACAATCTGCTTCAGAGTCTGCTAGAAAAGCAGGTTACTCAGATGCTATCGCACGTAAGTCTGCTTATGAATTACAAGATCCTAATAAATATCCGTTAGTAGCTGAGGCTATTTATGATTTAAAAAAAGAATTAACTGATAAGTATTCTGTTAACATGGATAAGCACCTAGCAAGGCTTGATAGTCTTAGCAAAAGAGCAGAAGAAGAAAAACATTATGCTGCATCTATAAATGCTGAAGCGCTTAGAGGTAAGGCTTCTGGGTTATATGATCCAACAATAAGAATGGAAAGTGCGATTGAAAATTTAACAAGAGAACAATTGGTTGCTAAGTTAGATGAATTACAGAGAAAAGGCATTGGTATAAAAGGTGAAGAAGAAATTATAGATGTTACTCCAGAACCTGATGATATTAAACTTGTTGAGAAAAAAACTGGTTAAGTTTCTTTGTTAATGTCCTCGATGCATTGCACTTTAAAAGTAAAGTATTTGTTCATTTCAAATTTCATAAATGATCTTCCAAGTTCTTCACATTTCACTAAATCATTAAACTTTTCTTGTAGTACCAATTGATTACCAGTGTAAACCCAGTTGTCACCATTGAAGCCCCAAAGACTAATTACAATGACAAACACTTTCATATGTGTAACCCTGTATATTTTATCTGATCCATCATTTATCTTATCATGAAAGAAAGTAATTTTGTTAAATTAATAAAGAAAAACTTAACAATATATAATTGGTTTAGAATAGAGACTACAACTCAACAAGGCTTTCCAGATCTCATTGGGATTGCACCACACATGGATACGATATTTGTTGAATGTAAAATTGCTAAGGCCAATAAAATTACATTGAGCCCACATCAAATTTCAATGTGTTTAAAACTTTCTACAATTGCTCCTGGAAAATCATTTATTCTTGTTTTCTCAGAACATGCGAAGCTTATTCACGGAGCGCGTGAAATTCTGTATGAGACATCAAAATGGCAGGAAATATTAGAAAAAGGCGTGCGCGAACCGCCAATCGCGGTCAGTTGGCCAGGAATAATCGAGTTTTTTAAAAAAAATAACGGTTTGTGACCCAAAAAAAGCGCAGAAATGCGCCAGAAACGCGGATCACTTACGATAATTTTTATTATTGTAAGTTATATCTCGGGACGCGAACCACCAAAAAACGTTAGGGTACCTGTAAATTTTGTAAAAAATGGCGGTTTTCAGCCGTTCTGTACCCCGAAAAATCGCCCGTACGCGCACACGCGAGGACGCAAGCGCGGTGTTTTAAATTTTCAGAGAGCAAAATTTCATATGAAACATTTTTTTAAGGTATACCCCCTTTTTTTAGTATAAAAAGGGTTAGGAGTCCCAATGGAAACCAAAGATAATAAATTTTCAAAGTATTCAGACGAAGAATTAAGGCTAATGCTAGCAATAGCCATGCATGACGACAACAATAAGGCACAATCTAGCTTTATGCATTTTGTAAAAATGGTATGGCCTGAATTCATTGATGGCTATCATCACAATATATTAGCAAAAAAGTTCGAAGAGATTGCTTCAGGTAAGCTTAAAAGACTTATTGTTAATATGCCGCCAAGACACACTAAATCAGAATTCGCGTCTTACCTTTTTCCAGCTTGGTTAATGGGTAAAAAGCCTAAAACAAAAATTATACAAGCAACCCACACAGCAGAACTCTCATACAGGTTCGGAAGAAAAATGAGAAACCTAATGGATGATAATGTTTTTCGTAAAATTTACAAAAATGTAAGCTTAAAAGCAGACTCGAAAGCTTCAGGAAGATGGGAAACAAATCATGGAGGAGAATATTTTGGTGCTGGTATTGGTGGTGCAATAACTGGACGTGGTGCAGACCTACTTATCATTGACGATCCACACTCAGAACAAAATATAAATGATACAAGTTTTGATAATGCTTTTGATTGGTACTTGTCAGGACCAAGACAGCGTCTTCAACCAGGAGGAGCAATTGTAATTGTTATGACTAGGTGGTCCGAGCGTGATTTAACGGGAAGACTCATGAAACAACAAGCAGAGATAAAAGCAGATCAATGGGAAGTCATAGAGTTTCCTGCTATTTTACCAAGTGGTCAACCAATATGGCCTGAATATTGGAAATTAGACGAATTAGAAAAGATAAAAGCCAATTTACCCGTTATGTCATGGGAAGCACAATACCAACAAAAGCCAACTTCAGAAGAAGGGGCCATAATTAAACGTGAATGGTGGAAAACATGGAAGAGAGAACAGATCCCAGATCTTGTTCATGTCATTCAAAGTTATGACACAGCGTTTTCTAAAAGAGATAGCGCCGATTTTTCAGCAATAAGCACTTGGGGAATATTCAAATCACAAGATGGCTATAAAGATAATATTATTTTACTTGATTGCATGAAGGATCGCTTAGAATTTCCTGAATTAAAGAAAGTTGCTTTGGAGCAATACAAATACTGGGAACCTGAAACTGTAATTATAGAAGCTAAAGCGTCAGGCATGCCATTATTACAGGAACTTAGACAAGTTGGAATTCCTGTTGTCAGTTACACACCTTCAAAAGGCAACGATAAACTATCTCGTGTTAATTCTGTTGCACCTGTTTTTGAAAGCGGAATGGTTTGGGCTCCAGAAAAACAATTTGCTGAAGAAATGATTGAAGAATGCGCAGCTTTTCCTTATGGTGAGCATGATGATTTAGTTGATACTATGACTCAAGCATTGATGAGGTATCGACAAGGTAATTTTGTATCATTAAAGGACGATTATGAAGACAAACCATCTGAACCAAAACAATACGTATATTATTAAATGGTAGGGCCAGCAGCAGCATTGGTGCCATTGGCTACAGTTGCAGCAGGAATGGGATTATCCATACCAGCTGTAGTTGAATATTTCAGATCTAACAAAGGTATTGATTTGTCAGGGCTAGGATCAGATGATTTAGTTAACATAGAAGAATTATTTCCAGATCAATACAAAGATACTTTCAAAACATATGAGGACAGCTTTTATACACCATCACCTGTTATAGGAAAAACCGATTTATCTGTTCTCGAAACTAAAAAAGATGATGATGAAGTTATTGATGTGAAAGAAGAAGACCTTGAAAAAATGCCAACAACAGAAATGACTAGAGGTGATGAAGATCCTGATCCTGATGATGGTAAAGGACCAGAACCACCAGTCAAAGACCCTTTTGAATCTATATTTGAGGATTTAGTACAAAAAGAATTTAAAAAGCAATTAGATAAGCTTAAAGAAGATTATAAAAAAGCAGATGAGTTTTTAGCAAAAGATAAAAATACAAAACAATACGTAGAGACCCTTAACCCTGTAAAAATTTATGGTGAGACAGATCTTAGAAAATTAGATTACTCAAATATTGAAGCAGATAAAATAGATTTTGATTTTAATGACAATTTGTTAGATGAAATAGGATCATCTTCTATTACGGAGCTAGATGGCAAAACCAAAGTAGATATGAAAGCTTTGACAGAAAAGTTTGGTTTTAAAATGCCTGATGCAGAATTTGTTAACCGCGCTCTTGAAGGAGACGCAGCATCTAGATTTTGGTACGAGAAAGGCGCTCAGTGGGTCGATAATTTTTTAGAGGGATACTCAGATGAAGATAAGAATAAATTTTTTGATATACTATCAATTACGTCTGGTGGTGTAACTCCAAAAGAAAACCTTAAAATTGCTATTGGAGTATTCTCTGATTATAAAAATGGTCGCCCTATTCGAATGGGTTTTCGTCAAGAACAATCACTTGATAAATTTTTAAAATTACCTGATCAGGTAGTTAACACACCTAAGTTTGGTAACTATGTTGATACGTTTAAATATTTTACGGGTCTCACGGACCGCGAACCAAATACCGTTAATGATTTACAAATGGCTAGAATATTTGGAATAGATCCAACGACACTAGCATCAAATCCAGAATTATATGCATTAATAACAAATTCACTAAACAGAATGACTTTTGAAGTCAATAAAACTTTACCTGATGGTAAGAAGCTGCAGCCATATCAACTCCAGGCTTTACTTTGGTCTGAGAGTCGAGGAGGGTCTACAAACTATGAGGATATGGGAAATGAATTAATATCCGAGCTCCAGGAAAAAGGATTTAAATTTAGAAATAATAAACTAGATCCAATAGAAATACTTGATCCGCGCTTCGTGGAAAAGTTACAAGCAACACAAGTTCCATTTAAAGAAGCGGTCAAAGCAACAATAGAGGTAGGTAGTTTCTTGACAGAGGACGGCAAAAAAATTGAGCAGCTTATAAATAATTTTAGTGATGATAAAACATTAATGAATCAAATAAATTTAATTCATCGATCTAATCTAAGTAAACTAATTACCAAAAAAGGAAAAGAACCTTCGATTATGGAGATGGCTGTATCAGCTGTACTTGGTCAAAAGGTTGACATCAGTAAAATGAAACTTGGAGCGGGAACCTATGATGGTAAAGCTAATTTCAACATTGTCGTCCCATTAACCGTTAAGGTAGGAAACAAATTTGTTGAACTAACGGAACCTCAACGATTGCAGGTGTTGGCGCTACTAGGGCAGCACTTAAACCAAGACGCAATGGCAGCCAGTAACTTTATCATATCAGACACACCCATTGAGGGAAGAAATAGGACAGGGATGTTGTACTATCAAGGTAATTATTCTCAGGAACAGATCCAACAACTACACAATGAATTAGGACTAGATTTCAATGTAAA